TCAATCTATCTTACGGCGAATATCGGCGGCTTCTAAACGCTTATTTTCAGAGCTATCATAATATAGCTGTCTATCAATAAAGGTCATCAATGCTGGCATAGATTCTTCATCAATAATCATCGCTAAATTGCTAAATTCTTCTGCTAAGTTTTTATCGTATTGGTTACGACTTTTATCAAACATTACTCCATAGATATGATCTATATATATTTTTACACCCTGCACAACTTTGTATTGCCGACAGAGCATTTGGCTTTGCGGGTGAATACCAAGAAGAAATTGACCAAATTCTAGAGCATATTGATCTGACATAGGTTGAATGACCATTGGGCTTTTAGTGATCATAAGATCTCTCCTCCTCATGCCATCACAAGCGATTGCATGATGTCCAAGAAAGAGTGTGTGACAAATCCCATAATAAGGCAAGAAAAAATGGGATATATCACAAAATAATTTAAAAATTAAACTTCTATTAATATTAATAACGTTAAATAATGATATAAATCAACTTGTTAGAGGAATCCTGCTTCTAATCGGGACTGAGCCCTCAACAATGAAAGGAAGCGGGATATGTCTCAGAAAAACGAAGACTCAAGCGATCTTCCGGTGCATCATCGCTTCAAGAAGCCCGATCAAGTGCTCTTTTTGGTCCGGCAAGAGCGAACGCCAAAGCTCAATGACAGCCTCCTCCTCCTCCGTATAAAGCGCCTCACTCGATATTTTAGAAATACTAACGGTATGACCACTCTGCGCGTGGTCGAAGGACGGCATTCCGATTAACTCATCCACAGTACAGCCCAGAGCCACAGCCAATCGCCCGATGCTAAAAACATCTGGGCGTTTGGATTTCCCTTTTAAAATATCACGAACGTAGGTCTCATTTAACTCGGCAGAAAGTGCCAGTTTCTTCTGGCCTATCCCCTTATCTTCCATACGTTGACGTATTTCATGGATGAGGCGCTCATTTTTCATATCTTCGGATATTCGCATCAAAAATAAATAAGAACAATTGAGATATATCCCATTTTTATTGCACTATGAGATAAATCCCATTATACTCTGCTCATGACATAGTAAGAAAGGCCTATCCTACCCCTACTATCGCGCCATAAATAACGGCCTTTCATCAAGGCCCTGGTACATAAATCACTCTTTCCCTCGCAAGAATACGTTTCCTTTATCATCAGCATCACGAGTTTTTTCGTAAAAATACGAAACCCCGCGATGATGGCATTATTCATCAAGAGGTCTCTTCCATGACAAAAGGTACTACCCTCACAGGCGGCATTGCTGTTGATCTCCTCCTTTCTCTTATTGAGCGTGTTGAACATTTAGAGGAAGAACGAACCGCTATTACGACCGAAATAAAAACAATCTTTACTGAGGCTAAACATGCCGGTTTCGACGTGAAGATTATGAAGCAGCTCATCAATATTCGATCGTGTGACCAAAAAGAAATCGATGCTTATGAAGAGCTTCTCACCACTTACCGTCGTGCATTGAGAATATAACTGTCATGAAACAAACAATTCATTTTACATTGCCGGCACCTTATCCGCTGCAATCAGCAAAAAAATTTATGCCGGCGACGCTCTACACCAAAATGAAAAAGGCTATGCGCGGTACAATCATCGCTGCATTAGGCGGGCCTCAGAACATCCCCTCTAAGCCATTTTCATATGCTCATATTCGTATTGAACGTTGGAGCGTTGAAAAGCCAAGCCAAGAAGCCCTGGAAGGTGGTGGAGCCCCGAGCCTTATAGAGAGCCTCACAGCGTTTCAGCGCGGGGTGCAAGGCGTTTATCGCACCCCTTATGGGCTTGGGATCATAAAAGATGCCTCTCCGGCGCATATTACCGTCGAATACCGCGCCATCCCGTGTCATTTCTCTGAGCAAAAGACAGTCGTTACCATTAAAGATACAGGAGAGATGGAGCCATGAGCCTTCATGCTATCAATTGGGCGCTTTCTGTCCCTGTTCCCCCTACGCAGAAACATGTATTGTTGGTACTCGCAAACTTTGCGAATAAAAATGGACTGGCATTCCCCTCAACACGTCTTGTTGCACACCAAACGGGTCTTTCAGAACGTTCTGTTATTCGAGCAAAAACGGCCCTTTTACAACAGAAAATTCTTCTTGCTGCTCCTGATGGCCGGCGTGGTTCGGTACGCTTAGCCTGTGATCCTACTCCCTCACCATCAGAGGAAGAACAGAGTGCTTCACTCCCTGAACGAACACAGAAAAATTCATCCTCAGAGCCATCTCATCAAGGCTCTCGCCTCCCTCAGACATGGTACGCCAACAGCCAACTAATCGACTATGCTGGTCAATATGGACTAGACCCACACCGACAAGTAGAGGATTTTCGTGATTATTGGCATAGCGCAACAGGACAGAACGCTATCAAATGTGATTGGGATGCAGCTTTTCGTTTATGGTGCCGCAAGAGTGCTGACTTCCAAAAATGGGACAAATCACCCCATCGTCATTCAACCCGTACATCACCCCATTTATCGCGCACACTCTCACCAACAGAGCAAAACCGCCTATGGGTGATTAATGCTGCAAAGAAAGCCTATATTACAAAAAATAAGGGGGCCGATGTTTAAATGACTCAGCTCGCGCCACAAACGATCAGCCTTGCCTTGCATGATGCTCTTCAACAACGTCAATGGAAAAATGTTGATGGAATAACGTTCTATGGGCAGAAAACCCGAAAAAGCCAAGAACTTCATAACGAAGCTATAATGCTTTTACGGGGCATTGAGAAACATAATATGGCTCTCTTGCCTGAAAAGACACGGAGACGCCAATTAGAGAATCTCTATCTACAATTAGGCGCTATTGTTTCCAACCCGCCCATTCCAGAGCGGATGCTTCCCTGGCTTGAAGCCTCCGTTATGATCACAGAAGATATACCCTCCGTTGCCTGGGGAACCGAACTGGCAAAACAGGCAATGCGTCGCTTCAAATTTATGCCAACACCGGCAGAAATTTATACGCTACTAGAAGAGCGCGCTCAGGAAAATCGTAATAAACGCGCCATATTACAGCTCTTCATTCAAGAGCCTATCTATCATCCAATCCCATCTCCAGAACGTCCATCTCAATCCGAAAAAGGGACATGCCATTTAAGCCATCTCTCTTCACAAAAGAGACAGGAGGAATGTCATGCGTGATGTCGAAGGAATGATTACATTCTGTAATGAAATAGTCGTCAACGATGAATCCGATCAATCTATTCCAAAGGTTGCGCAGCAGATCACATGGCGTTTCATCCCTTCAACGTCCCTTCAGCCTTCTTTTACGCATCATAAGCTTAATAACGATGCCGTTATGGCAGCACTATATCGGAGGAGATAGACCATGAAATCCTCTTGTCAGTATTATTTTCCTACAAAAGAGCGCACATTAAAACCTGATTATGAGACGATAGGCAGCGGCAAGCGGAAACGCCGTGTTAAATCCAAAACCGTTCAGACCCTTCATGAAAGTGGTGATATAGACGGTGAAGCTGTAACGGCATCAGAACGATGGCTCAAAGACTATCTCTTTAGCATGCATGGTTATGCAGATTATCTGAAGGACTCTCTCCCACGAGATTATCTTCTAGGAGATGCTCATACATTTGCTTTAGCGCGTGGTAAAGCTGGCTCTCGTGTGAGCGAAATACAGGAGCAGCTTGGCCTATGCTCTCACATACGGTTGGAAAAATTACTGGTTGAAGGACTGAGTTTCTCTGCTTTGGGGATGATATTATGGCCCCATAAAACGCGACCGGAAGCCGCCAAAATGGCACGCTCTCAATGTGCACTCCTGCTTGAGCAACTAGCCAATTTTTATATTGAAAAACGCAAGAAAGAAGCCCTCGTAAAAAGTCTTGCATGTGTGCCACAAACATGACATCATCACCATAAGGTAGTGTTTTTTATGCTTATCTACGTGAACATTACCTTCCCTTCTTCAAAACATGGTCGTGCCCCATACAGGCACTTCATTCCTTCCTCCCACAGAGGGAAGGAATGGGCCATGTTCGGCCGTCCTCACACACCTATTCCCCTTAGGCCGAACAGCCTCTTTGGTGAGCGGCTATAATGGTGACAAAATTTCTTAAACTTTGCTTCTATTATTTCTGGCGCCCTCGTTATGACTGCACACGCTATGGTCATGTTTTTATGGCGGTTCCACACAATAAATGCGCCGTTTGTGGCGTCATGCTCGAAAGTGTCTCTGTCTCTCTTGAGCAATTGTCACCAAAATCTCACATCAAAAAATCATCATAAAGGAGTATTGGGATATGGCTCGAGATAAATCCACTGCGTCGGGCCGCAAACGAACTCCCTCAGCAAAAGCAGCAACCACAATGCGGACATTGGCACAAAAGCATGGTCCAACCATGATTGATGCTCTGTCGGATATTGCTCTAAATGGAAAAAGCGAGACAGCACGCATTGCGGCCATCAGGGAACTTCTTGACCGGGGTTACGGCAAAGTAAAAGCCCCGCAAGAATTACCTGAACCTGAAGAGTCCCCTCTCCTCTCATCCCCTCATTTAGTGATTAAACGCATTTCTCATCCACTAAAAACATCCTCATCATGATCATATTTTTATATTTGTTATGACAAAAACGATTATTCATCTTCCTGAAAAATTTGGAGATTTTGATCAACCCTATCGTTATCGCCTTTGGCATGGAGGCCGTGGAGGCGGTAAATCATGGGCCGTGGCACGTGCACTCCTTACTTTGACTCTCACACGCCCACTTCGTGTTTTATGCTGTCGTGAATATCAAAATTCTATTGCAGATTCTGTACATAAATTGCTGGCAGATCAGATTAGTGAACTTGGCCTTGCCCCATGGTTTACTATTCTCGAAAATAGTATTCGGGCCTATAATGGGTCTGAGTTCCTGTTTAAAGGGTTAGCCCGTAATATTCAGAGCATTAAATCGACAGAAGGTATTGATATTGCCTGGGTCGAAGAGGCGCAAACATTAAGCCAGGATTCTATCGAGCTTCTCTTGCCGACTATTCGCAAAGAAGGATCGGAGGTGTGGTTTTCGTGGAATCCTCTTGAAGAAGGGGCCCCTATTGAGAAGTTGCGTGAAAGTCTTCTTCATAACCCACGGGCTTTTATTAACCAAATTAATTGGTCAGATAATCCCTGGTTTCCTGCAACGTTAAATGACGAACGATTGCGTTGCTTCCATCATGACCCAGAAAATTATGCCCATATTTGGGATGGGGATTATCGGTCTTTAGAAGCACGCTTTTTTAAAATTTCTCATTTCTTACCTGAAGGTTCTCCCATAGCGCCTCCAGCACATTGTGATTGTGTGTATGCTGTGATGGATACCACGCTAAAAGGTGGCGTTGGCCATGACGGCACGGCTGTTCTCTATTTCTCACTCGATAATTATCATCAAACTACCCCACTCACCCTTCTTGATTGGGATCTTGTTGAGATTGAAGGTGGGATGCTGGAAGAATGGGTGCCAACGGTTCTCCAGCAGATCGAGTATTATGCACGCTTGACCCAAGCACGCAGTGGATCTTTAGGGCTTTTTATTGAAGACCGTGCCGCGGGTTCCGTCATTATTCCACAATTACAACGCAATGGACATCCGGTTCATCCCATTGAATCAAAACTCACCTCAATGGGGAAAGATCAACGGGCGCTGAATGTGTCCCCCTATGTGCATCGCCAACAGATCGCACTCACACAGCACGCCTTTGATAAAACATCCATCTTTCGCGGTCAGTCCCGCAATCACCTCCTCACCCAGCTTTTTACCTTTCATCTTAACGATAAAGACGCAGCCCGCCGTTCTGACGATCTCCTCGATTGCTTTTGCTATGGGGTGGTTATCGGACTGGGCGACGAAACAGGATTATAATTCATGTCTGATATAACAATGGACTTTGGCAGTAACGCCTTATGGCGGGAAATGCTGAATGCCCCTATTCTTCCAGGCCATGCCCCCTCTTATGAGCTGTGCAAACTGCTTTATACGTCTCATCCCTTAGGGGCTAAAATTGCGCGTATGCCGGTTGATATGGCCATGGGGGAAGAACGCATTATCCGTATTGATGCGGCATTAGATGATGAGCCGGCAAAGGAGTTTAAACGCCATTGGGGGTTTATTGGTTGTGACGATATTATTGCTCAACTGGGCACAAAGGCGCGTGTTTATGGGGCCGCTGTGGTGGTTTTCGGGGCGGTAAACCCCAAAACAAATGAGCGTATTCCACCTGATCAAGACATTCCGCTGCATCTTCTTCATGAACTTGATATCTATTTTAATGTCGTAGACCCACTGAATACAGCAGGATCCATCACTTTTCAGCAAGACCCGAATGATCCCTCTTTTCTAAAGCCACCCGCGGCCGTCACCATCAATGGAACAACCTATAAAAAAGGGCGTTTCTTGGTTCTAATGAATGAAGAGCCTGAATATCTCGATTATGAAAGCTCAGCCTTTGGCTATTCCGGCCGCTCAAGCTTTCGACGCTGTGTCTATCCCTTACGATCCTATTTGGAAGCCCAAATTGCGAATAACCAGGTCGCGCATAAAGCGGGCGTGCTTATTGCAAAGCTAAAACAACCTACGTCTATCGCCAACCGCGCTATGCAGGTTTTTTCAACTGAAAAAGCTGAGAAACTTCGTCTCGCGACCAATGAAAACGCGATTACAATTGGCCATGATGAAGACGTCTCAACCCTCAACCTTATGAATGTTGATAATTCTCTCAGAGGTGTGCGCCAACACATCCTTGAAGATATTGCAGCCGCAGCGACTATGCCGGCTCAAATTCTTAAAGCTGAAACATTGGCACAAGGATTTGGTGAAGGGAAAGAGGACGCAAAACAGATTGCACAATATGTCACCCGTATCCGCCGTTGGTTGAAAAGTATTTATAATTATTGTGATGTTGTCACCATGAGACGTGCCTGGAACCCAGGCTTTATTGCGGCTATGCGTGATAAACACCCTAAAGAATATGGCACAAAAAGCGACGAGACGATTTTTCGAGAATGGCGGGATAGTTTTTCTTCTGTGTTCCCCTCCGAGCAAGGGGGGGAAAATGCCTTTGATATTCTAGAAAAGAAATATCATCTCATGCTCGATACAGCACGCTTATTGCACCCCATGGTGCAGGAAAATACAGCCGCCTCTGCGGAACTCCTCGCCTTTATTCAAACAAATATCAACAATCTCGGTGAGGATCTCTTTGCGGGGTCATTGAATATCGACATTAAAGCGATGATGCACAACCCATCGCCCCCGCCTCCCGGTGGACAAACACCCCCTACCTCCCCTGGGGCTGCTGTGCCTCCAAGAGCTGGTCAGGTAGCTGCTGGTTTAGAAAAACTTCCTCAAGATTGAGGGGGAATAAAATCAGTTTATTGGCACAAAAAAAGCTGTCTATCCCCTCAGTTAATGCCAGAACAAACGCCAGACAAGAACACAAACGAGCAATGGAACAACCACACGGATAATCGTTGGGACCAATCCTGAGTCTGGCGTATTGCGTTGGGAATACCGGTAAAAAGTCAAAGCAATAGACAGCGCACTTATAATAACAACAGCGGCTGTGAGGAATATTTTACCTGTGATAGCACCAAACATACGACATTGATCTCATTCTTTATGAATTACTCTTTAAATTAGTAAAAGAAATAAGGAAACCTCGTCAATGTTTCTCTTTTTGGAAAGCTTTTTTAATAAATGTTCTATTATCTGAGGGATAGTTGGAATAGCCCAACAGACAATCAAGGCGTCGCTTTATGTCACATGCCGTTAAGCCCTATCATGTATTTTATGCCTGGTCAGAAAGTGCTGGAAAATTTGCTACTGAAATGCTTTTTCGAGGTGACCACTACACTGTGACTGATATGATTTAGATATCAAAGTGTGGAAATCCGTATCTCGATGAGGATCCAACGTTCCTACTTGTTAGGCAAGGCGACCATTTTATAATCCCAAAATTCTATGATGGTGAGATTATTGAAACGTCTGACGGGCCAGCTTATCAGCACAAGGACGCTGAACCCGTTACCCCTATTCCGCTTGCCCCGCCCACCTCTCCATGCTTTATCTTGATACTCCCAAAGCCAATGATCCATCTAACGTTATTCCACCGAATCAAAGTGATTTTGTCATCGAACGTCTTGGTAATCCGGGACAACTCCTCCAATTTAAATATAAATCCCTCTTAGACCGAATGGAGGAAGAACAAAGCAAACGCCCCTATAATGGAGCCGCTCTTCCACGCCCATTTGTTATTGATGAATATCCTCACCCTGAAGATAACACCGTGAAGGTCCCTATTGTTATGATCGGCAATGAATACGCCTATCCTGTTAATATAAAACATCTTCCTCTTAATACAAAATAATAATCATTATTATTTATTACGATTTTTGTTTTATATAGAGTGTAATAGCTTATTTTACGTTATTACACGCACAGTTTTAAGCGCCCTTTGGGGCGCTTTTTTATGTCCTCTCCCTTTTTTTAATCTTCCTACACAACACGGCGAGGCGCTGTGCGCTTTTGCTTGTACGTAGGGGGTGAAAGACACGCTATGATGCATCCATCCACATTATTCTTTTCACGCCCGCCTCTTCCCTCACTTCGTCTGATTGAACGTGGGGATCATTATACCGTTGAAAGCTTGCATGTCCCTGAAGCTTCAGATTGGCATGATGGGCGCTTATCGTGGAAAAAGGCGATCAATACTAAAAAACCAGGGATAGAGGCCATCCCTCTCTTTAGCCCTGACCATCCGTGTTTTCATCGCCCTGATCCTATTGTCCTTCCGTTTGCTACCCATGATAGCCATAAAAATGGCTATGACCCTAATCAACCACGCAACAGTAAAGGAGAATGGACAAAACAAGGAAGAGGCCATCACCCTGCCTATCAAGAATGGATTAAAAGCAAGGGACCAAAACTTGAAGCACTACAGCATAAATATGCTGACTTATTAGATCACTTAGAAAAAGAACAACGAGAAAATAAAAAAAAACCATATGACCCAAGAGAAAAAGAAAGAGACCCTGATACAGGCCGCGACCCAACACAAGACCCATCTCTCATACGTCCAATCGTGGTTGGGGAAATATCACATCCGGAAGATCCACATGTTATGGTGCCTGTGATTTACGAAGAAGGCTATCAAAGAGGAAATAGCGCTACTGGTAAGGGATCTGGCCGTATTCATATTGAACATCGCCACGGAAAAGAACTACGTGATTTTGGGCATAATTCCCCCTTAGATATTATTTACGACACTCTTGCTGATGCGCGAAAAGAGGATTTTTATAATATTGGCCATAACTCACGTAATTTCGTTGTAGTTCAGGACGAAAACATAAATTATTCCAACAAATTACCGGTATCTGTACTAACATTTGAACATGCGCATGAAAATAAAAACCATAGAGAAGGGAATAATCTCTCTGGAGGTTATTATAAAGTCCATACGATATTCCCTCAACAATTAGAGGAACTCATGAAAAATCCTGTTTACGGAAGTTCATCACTTGCCATACCTAGCTCTGAAATAGGTCATAAACCTCTTGAAGACATATCTCCATCAGGGGTATCTAAGCGTATCTTCCGCATCAAAAAAGCCGATGGGACGACAACGACTAAACCTCTTTCAAAGGACGAAGCGGCAACCCTTGGTTTGAATGAGTCTGATGAAATGCACTCTCTTTACTCTGTACCATGGGAAGATAGAAAATTACCACAGTTAGAAAACTCAATCGAGCCGACAGTCAACGATCTTAGTCCAGAGAAATTTTTCCGTAACATAATAAAAGACATACCAGATGAAAAAAGAGTAAAATTATATAGGAAATGGCAAAGGGGAAACTATAAATAATTATTCTATATGATTTATTTTTATATATAATAACATTGATAATCTAGAAAGGATTTTTTCATGTTCGACGAAGATGACTATGAAATCGATCCAGAACCTGCTATCGATTTAGAAGAAAACTATAAATATTTTTATCATACGGTTTATAGATCACAAGAAGATCGGCGTCAGTCATTAGGGCATAAATGGGCTAGAACTCAGACACTTCTGCCATCGTGTCATCCATGTTTTCAACTGACAACCCCCCAGTATAAAGACATTCCTGATGACTTCCTTGATGAGATAGTAATCTACCCTCGGACTCTACGCAGACTTGGGGAAAAAACAGCCGTTCTTCATTATAAATATCGTGATATTTTAGAAGAATTTGAAAAAGAATGTACAGATGATGATAGATATACGGATGATATTATTATTATAGACGAACTTCCCCACCCTGGAGATAACCGTGTTATGGTTCCCGTTATCAAGCTTATATTGTAATCACTCTATCATTAAAACATCAAGATAGTATAACGACTTCACTTCTCTTTATATGATCAAGGATCGCAGAAAATTTATGACATTCCCAGTTGGAAGGCCCTATTTCGGGCTTCGTGACCTCCGTCATATTGATGAATCACCTTTTTCCCTTATTGAACAGGGAGACCATTATGCTGTGGCCATGCTTTATAAAATTGTGAGGGACGCCCAACCCGATGGTAAAAGTTACCATTGGTATCCTCGCAAATATGCGGCTGATCCCATGGCTCCCATTGCATTATTCCCTCCCGATGATCCCTGTTTTTATTATCCCATGTTAGAACGCTGGAAGTATTTAAAGAATGATATTCCTGAAAATCAGTACGAACATGTTGCGACCTTAGGCCATTGGGGACAACGTTTACAATTCAAATATAAAAAGCTTCTCGACCGTCTTGAAGAACAACAAACCCCTCTATGCGCACATAATGCGGCGTTATTATTCCGTCCGTTCGTCTTAGAAGAAGTGCGTCACCCTGAAGAAGAAGAGCTTCCTGTACCCGTAGTCGTTTATGGAAATGACTATAGCTTGTTTGACCTTTTCAGATAAGCTGCCCTACTCACGAGAAAAGAAGACAATAAATCCATAGAGTATGATAACCCTATAAGCAGATTGATGGTCAGCCACCATATATTTTGAGGTCATTCCTTCTGGAAAGAAGGACACGGACCACTTGATAATGATATAAAAGGGATTATCCTCACTATTATATCAATCCCAAAGTACTTTCTTGGCATTTTCTAAATTTTTCGGACAAAATTTGAAAATATTTTAAGTCATAAGGGAGAAATAATTTAATTACTATGTAACATTATATATTACTTAAACCATGGCTCTATGATTGATATCTTTCCTGTGTCAAAATTTATTTCTGTTTTTATTCCATATGGTAGAATTGTTCTCGGATAAGAATGTCCAAAATTTACATTATATATAATGGGTTTTCCAGTAAGACGCGCCAAATCAAGAAGAATATTTCTATATTCATTATAAAATATTTCATTTTGAGGCTTGCCAACCATAATGGCTTTTACGTTACCCCAAATTTTTCTCTCAACAAGACAGCGCAACATTTTCTTAAAATCATATGGGAATAATCTTTCTTCACTCGTCTCTATGAACAGAACTTTATCATACCACTCCTCCTGATTGGGAATGATATGATATTTTTCCATGACATCGGCTTGATCTGGATAACGATTTCCAGTGAGAGATGCATATATACTCTGTAAGCATCCCCCTAAAAGGGATCCTCTAACAATTCCCGTACCATATAATATATCGTGTCCATATTTTTCTCGATTGGATTTTCGAGGTATTCCCAGGGATTGTGCAGAGAAATTATCCCTTTCATGATACCAGATAGGACTGCTCTTGATGTGAACATTATTCCTATTTGAAAGATATAATGAGAAGTATTCCTTTGTATAAGGTAACATATCGTTGGAAAGTTCAGCCAAATCCGTCAAAAACGATGGGCCATAAAAACTTTGCATTCCTAATTTGTAAAACATCAAATGATTGATTGTGCTATCAGAAAATCCACTGAATATTTTAGGATTTTCACGAACTGAATTTTTAAATGCATGGTCATTCATCAAATAAGGAATCGTTTTATATGTATCGTCCCCTCCTATCGAACATATAACCGCTTTGATGGAAGAATCTGAAAAAGCTTGCTTTAAGTCATCCGCACGAGCTGATGGATATTGAGAGATATAGTCGATGCCTTTTAGAGAGTTTTTCATAAAAACGGGATGTAATCCAAATTCCCTTATCCTTTTTGTTCCTAAATCGAGTTGATGCTTTACAAAACTCTCTCCCAGCACCCCGCTTGATAAGCTAATAATGGCTATTGCGTCTCCTCTCTCAAGCTTCCTGGGTTTTCTTAACATGTGATACTCAATCCTTGACGGTAAGAACATACGGCCCCCCTAGCTATAGTCTAGAAATCCTCTCCTCTTTTTTAACTATATACAACCTCAAGGTTATTGATGGTCTCATCAATAATTTCTGTATTGAAAGTCTTTGATCGTTCATCTGACGATAATGGATCCTACCTGATTTTTTTTAGTCGCACGCTTTCATTCATTTTCATGCAGATCATGTAACCCCATATTTTACGGGTTACGTCGCTCTTTTAAGCGCCCTTTTGGGCGCTTTTTTTATGTCCTCTCCCTTTTTTAAATCTTCCTACACAACACGGTGATGCGCTGTGCGCTTTTGCTTGTACGTAGGGGATGAAAGACACGCCATGATGCATGCATCCACATTGTTCTTTTTACGCCCGCCCCTCCCCACACTTCGTCTGATTGAACGTGGAGATCATTATATAGTCGAAAGCTTTTACACCCCGAAAGCTTCAGATTGGCATGATGGGCGCTTATCGTGGAAAAAGGCGATCAACCCTCAAAAACCAGGGATAGAGGCCATCCCTCTCTTTAGCCCTGACCATCCGTGTTTTCATCGCCCTGACCCTGTTGCTTTCCCTTTTGCTGCTCATGATAGCTATAACCCTAATCAACCACGCAACAGCAAAGGACAATGGACAAAACAAGGAAGCGTCCATCACCCTGACCATGAAAAATGGATTAAAAGCAAAGGACCGGAATTTGAAGCATTACAGCATAAATATGCTGACTTATTAGATCGCTTAGTAGAGGAACAAAAAAAGACCTCTAAAGAATATCCCTATCACTCAGGGAAGCAATGGGCCTCTAAGACGGGCCGAAACCCAATGCAGGAGCCTGCTTTATTACGCCCCATTGTTATCGGAGAAACTTCTCATTCTCAGGATCCCAATGTTATGGTACCCGCCATTTATCAAGAAGGTATTCAAAGAGGAGATGCACCGAGAAGTGGTGGGCATGGTCGTCTTCATATTGAGCACCGTCATGGCCAAGAACTACGCGATTTGGGCTATAAATCCCCTTTAGATATTGCTTATGATACGCTTCACGATAAGGGAAGACTTGATTTTTATCGTCCAGATCAAGAAACACGAAATGTCATCAGCATGCCCAAAGAAGGGATGGCACCATCAAATAAAGTACCGATGACCGTACTCTCATTTAACAACTCCCCAGAAGAAAAAGAATACACGCTAGAAAATACTTCTAAAGGAAATTATTATTCCATCCATACGATATACCCTCATAAATTAAGCAGCGTTTTGAGACTGATCCCTCATGGAAGCGCGTCATCCGCTATGCTTGATTTCCATTTCCCTCAAGACATATCAAAGAAGACTTCTTCGAAAGGAGAACCTCACTATGTATATCGTTTAAAAAATTCTGATGGAACCGTAACGTTTAAACCTCTGTCTGCCGCGGAAGCTGAAGAAAAAGTATTGACTGAGGCCGATCAAGCAAATTCCTTTCAGCCTGTTCTTTTGGAAAATAGGAAATTAATCAATTTCTTACAAAAAACAGGTCAAATCCAGGGTAATCCATACGAGACTTATCAGAATTATGCAGATCGTGAGCAACCTAAATACAGGGCATCCAATATCAAGAATGTGCAGAAATTCCTAAATGAAAATAAATTACATACTCTACAAAAGATTCAAGAATTCTTAGAAAATAACAATGTGGATGATCCCAAAGTGATCAAAAAATTCAAACAAAAATTCCACGAACAACAAGAACAACAAGAACAACAAGAACAACAAGAACAACAAGAACAACAAGAACAACAAGAACAACGTAAACCAAAGAAAGACTAGAAAAATATTTTTTCAGAGTCTTTCCTCATAAGAAACAGAATAGTTATTTCTTACAGGACAATTTTGTTCCATAATGTAGTCAATGCTATAAGGAGGATATCTATCATGTCCAATGATGATGTATATAAAATGGATTTTGAGAAAGAAATTGGTATCGATTTAGTAGAAAATTATACATATTTTCTGCACGATATTTTCGCTTCGCAAGAGAATCGACATAAGAGATTAGGTATTCACGGGAGAACTTATGGGACTCTTTTTCCACCTTGCCATCCTTGTTTCCAATTAATCACTCCCAATTATGACGATATTCCTGAACGTTTTATCAGAACTCTCGGCACTTATAAGCGTAGGCCCATTTGGAAGTTGGGGAGAGAAGCCGTCATTCGCCATTATAAATGGCGCAATATGTGGGAAAGAATTGTAAAAGAATCTACGGAGGATGGTGAATATGATCATGAAATCGTCATTATCAACGAACTTCCTCACCCTGGAGATAAGCGTGTCTTGGTTCCCGTCATCTATTTTAACTATCATTGAAAAATCAGATGGTTAGGGCAACCGAACTTCTTCTTCATAATCCGCAACTTGAGGAAAATTTATGACAATCCGTGTTGGAAGACCTTATTTCGGGCTCAATGATCTTCGCCATATTGACGAAACCCCCTTTACTCTTATCGAGCAGGGTGACCATTACGCGGTGGCCATGCTCTATAAAATAATTCCTATAAAGTTTACTACTTCGATTGGTACAACTATCGGCAGAATTAGTAGATACGCTACTGACCCTGTCACGCCTATCGCCCTACGTTCTCCTGATGATGACTGCTTTCGTGAACTTATGCCCGCACGGTGGAGCTATTCAGAAGACGAGATCCCTAAAAATCAATATGAGCATGTTGCAACATTGGGGCATTGGGGGCAGCGTTTGCAACTTAAATATGAAGAGCTCCTCAATCGTCTTGAAGAACAGCAAGCCCCTCTATGCAAGGATAATGCCGCGTTATTATTACGGCCTTTTGTCTTGGAAGAAGTGCCTCATCCTGGAAATAAATATAAATTTGTTCCTATCGTCGTCTATGGAAATGACTATAGCTTATTCGATCTTTTCTAATAAAATTTTCTCCAATAAAAAGGATGTTTATCATGTCCAATGACGATGTATATGCAATCGATTTTGAGAAAGAACCTGCTATAGATTTAGTAGAGTATCATACATATTTTCGGTATATTATCTTCTCTTCGCAGGAAGACCGATACAAATACCTAGCTGATCCTGGTAGTATTTATGGGGCTCTTTGTCCGCCTTGCCATCCGTGTTTCCATGTAACGACGCCCAATTATGACGATATTCCTGAACGCTTTATCAGAACCCTCGGGACCTATAAGCGTAGGCCCATTTGGAAGTTGGGGAAAGATGCCGTCATTCGCCATTATAAATGGCGCAAAATGTGGGAAAGAATTGTAAAAGAATCTACGGAGGATGGTGAATATGATCATGAAATCGTTATCATAAATGAACTCCCTCACCCCGGAGATAAACGTGTTTTGGTTCCCGTCATCTATTTTAACTATCATTAAAAAATCAAATAGTTAGGGCGACCGAGCTTCTCCTTTATAATCCTCAATCTCAGGAAAATTTATGACAATCCATGTTGGAAGACCTTATTTCGGGCTCAATGATCTCCGCCATATTGATGAATCTCTCTTGGCAGCTTTCATAACAAACTGATTTTTTTCAAAAAACAGAAAAAACTTCTTGTGTGCCACATTAAGTGATGATATTTTATAAGATATAGATATTTATAGTGACTTTTGTCACATATAATAGTTTATTCCTGTAAAAAGTATTTTTAATGCCGAATTGTCCATAAATTTACTCTTGTTAAAGTCGTTGCCATTGGGCTTTCATTTCTCTTTGTGATGATTTCATAGTAAATTGTGAAGCAGTAATATTATTCTCCTCTTATGTTTTTACGCTCCCATTACGGATGATGAATGCTCGTTCTATAATATTCTATCCTTCTTTATCATGACTCTTCAGCATCACGCTATTATCACGTTTTTTAAAGCGATCGCTCTTCTTTCATGAAGGCTATCGCTTTTTTGTTTGGAATAACATCTTCTCATGTCACATCATTATCATAAAGCACGCGAGCGACCTCGCAATAAACGCCCTTTCTTAAAAGATCCCTCTATTTCATCCCGCAATCAACTTTCTGCAGGTATTGTTTATACAACAGAAGGACGTGTTTTGTTGCTTAAACGACATGATGGTTCCTGGGGGATTGTCGGAGGGAAAAATCACCCCAATGAAACATTATTCCAAACAGCGTTGCGTGAAGCACATGAAGAAGTCGGTCATGCTCATTTAGGAACCGTTTTGTGGTCTGTCGAAATTCCACTTTCACGAGAAAAAGGGCGCTTTTGTGCGTATGCTGTCAAGGTCCATACGCCCTTTATGCCACGCTTAAACCATGAGCATCGTGACTTTGGATGGTTTAAGGCAGATGCGCTTCCCTCCCCACTTTCTCCCGGTGTTGCCGATATTTTGGAACGTTTTACGGCGAATATGGGGACAATGTGTCGTAAAATTGCAGAAAGAAAATATACCAGCCCAGAACGATTTTATAACGTAACATTATTTGCGATGCGTATCAGTGGAACTGGATGGGCCTATCGTGGTGACAAGCGGCAAGAATACACCTACCGCAACCGGGATATATGGCTCACCCCAAGGGTCATGGAAGCGTGCCAGGGAATGCCTGTTACGCTCGATCATCCTCCTACCTCACCTGTTATTGATAGCCATTTTTATCGTCATCGGGTCGTAGGTTCAGTGGTTTATCCTTACATTAAAAATAAAGAGCTTTGGGCCATCGTCCGTATCCAGGATGACCATATGGCAGACGCACTCATGAAAGCATCGTGGTCTACCTCTCCTGGCGTGCTGACAGGGAAAAATAGCGTCAGCATGCCACTCGGTCATGGAACAAAGAGCCTTATCCTGGAGGATGAACCTTTCCATCCCGACCATCTCGCAATCGTCTCTGCTGGAGTTTGGGATAAATACGGCCCTCCTTCCGGCATTGATACATCACATTCATCTTAAATTTGGAGACACAGCCATTATGGCTTCTTTTACCCCCGACAATAACCGAGCTGCTTTAAACGCACTCACACAGCGTTATCAAGAAGGCCGTCGTACCGCCATCCGTCAAGATGCGGCAGATCAAGAGCAATTATTTGAAAAAGCTCTCGAAGAACTCAGTAAACTCAAAGGGTTGCTCGAAGGTGCACAAACAGATCATCGTTATGATTCTGATGACGAACCTGCTGATCATGGGGCTATCGCTCAAGAAATTGTTCGTATCGCGCGTGAAACAGATAAAAAAACTGAGCCGAAGCATGATGCGACGAAAGAACGACTTCCTTCAAGCTATATTCCTGGGGAACCTGCTCCTGAACAGACAACCGATACACAAGCGCCTTCTGAAAAGCCCAGCGACACAGATGGTCTTGCCGCTGCACTAGAGAAAATTTCTGCCCCACGGGGGAAAGACGACGCACAACCAGCATCTGCCAAGAAAACGCCTGATGCAGATGAGGAAGAGCAGGATAATTTCCCATATTATCTCTTCATGAACCAAGGGGATTCCCCCACCATGCCCGCCCATGATGCAACACTTCCCCAAGGTGTGCTGACGCAAGTTGTGAACACGATGCGCGAGAATGGCTGCTCTGATGAAGCGATCGCGCGTTGCATTACAGAATGCGGCGGTAATCCTGACGATTATGTTCATGATAGCGCAGAAAATCGTGATATTCGCCAGCGTTTGGATGACATGAACCGCCGTGATGAAGAACAGCGCCAAGAGTTAGAGCGTCTCTCACGCCGTACCCGTCCGCTGACGGATGATGAACATAATGAGGTCAGCAAGTCTGAAGCTGAAACGGACTCTGTTGCTCAGTCCCTTGGCCTCCAAACACCTCGCTATATTCCAGGCGAAAGCGTAAAAGGGTATCAGCGCCGTTGCGCCAAGCTTCTTCAATCACATTCCGCAGACTGGAAGAACACAGACCTCTCAAAACTTCCTCCGGAAGTGTTCGAGCTTGCATCCCGTCAAATCCATAAAGACGCTCAAGAAGCCGCCTCTCGCCCCATGCGTTACAAAGATAGTGACCCCATCCGCCCCGTCACACAACGCAGCCCAACCGGCCACACACGTACAGAATATCGCGGCTCTTTCCGAAGCGCTTTCGGCGCATTCATGTCTTAAAGGATTTCTTTCATGGTAAATACGCTCTCCATCAACCCGTATGCCACTACCCAGGCATCCGGGCTTTTTAGTAGTTCCACCACAGGTGCCATTCAGGGGCTTTCCTGGGCGGACCCGGCCACTCGTTACCGCCTCTCTATTGGTTATGTTGACCCAAGCGAAACCCTTCCCTTATGGGGCGGCATCGCTATTTCAGAACGTATCGGTCAACTTCCTGGCATGGGGGCGACGGTCAATGAAGGGCGCTCACCCAATAATGGTCGTATGGGTAATGCGCTTAAACGGGCGACATCCAATAGTGACATGACGGGATTTGCCGTCTTTGACCATGCCAATCATATGGTCATTACGCCATCAAGCCCCGTCCCTCAGTCTTTCCCAGGAATGTCTATCGGGTTTGTGCGCTTCGGTTCCGATACGCGTCTCCCCGTACAGGCAGACCCTGCCTTACTGAGCCAGGTGGGGAACCTGACATCTGGGTCCTACGGATGGGATTTTTCTCAGCAACGTCTCGTTGCGGGATCAAGCGCCAATACAATCCCTGTGCGTCTTCTTGATGTTTTCCAAACAGGTGGAAAGCTTGTCACGATTGACCAGGCAACAGGGGCCGCACGCTGGCAGAGAAGCGAAGATATTAAAGATTCTATTTTAGTTCTTATCCAATTCTAATTCCCTTTAAGGATATATAAATATGGCGCTTATTGCTCCTACCAGAATGACGGTTAATCCGTCATATACTGATCCCCGCTTCCTCATTAATTATGCCCTGCGTTCTGGCTTTATGCACCTCTTCCCACGTCAGGAATTGGATGTTCGCCTTACTGAGCGTGACCAAGCCGTTTATGTTCCAGTATTGGACCTTCGCACCATCGCGCAGGCAGCGCAGAGCGGTTATAATGAGCTCCCTTCTGTCAGCCTAAGCCTCGACTATATCACCACGCCTACCTATGAGCAGAAAATTCGTGTCGTTTATTCGCGCGAAGACCTCAATGCTGCAGCCAATTGGAATATGTCACTGACAGATGCCTATTCCAACGCCATGCGACAGGGACATTTCCAGCTTTTACGTGATGCCGCTCTCTTTGGGTTTAACCCACAAAATGGAGAAGGTTTACTCAATAGCAGCAGTGGCACCGTGCGTGAACTTCTCCCCGCTGATAGCAACGGGAAAAGCACGGTTGATGATTACGATGCTGGGCAGCTTTTCCAATCCATCAACCGTATCATTACCGGCCAGCTCAACCGGTGTAACTTGTTGGGTATCACAGGGCGTTATAATGATGGCGGCCCTGCGGTTAAGGTCACCTGTCTTGCGCCCCAGCGCGTCTTAGGGACTTTGGTCAGCAAGATTGTGGAACTCACCAGTTACCAGCGCGTTGGTTCTGGTTCTGCCTCCATTGTACAAGCGGTGATTGATGTCATGAAAGCAGCGAATGTGGAGGTCATTTTCGCCGCTGATGATGAACTCCGTGGTCGTGGAACAAATGGCACAGACGTCATGCTCTTTACCATTCCAGAGCTGCCCAATATGGCCGCACAAGGTAAGATTGATACCAACGTCTTTGCAGATGAATTTGGCCAAGCCAATTTAAGCTGCAATGGTTTATTTGCAGATCGTTCTATTCCAACAGAAATTACAGGCCCTGTGGGGGCTGAAGCAACGGATGTTGTGACATTTATGCGCTCCACCAGCGGCTGGGCATTACGCGGAGAGGCAACCACGATCCTTTCTGTCGGTGTGTCAGAGGCTAATGAATTCTCTGCCGCAGGACCACAAAGCACCACCGCATCATCTACGGCAGGTAACTAAACGGCCGATCGCTCATCTGTCATCAAAAAGAGAGTGGGGAACTTCCCTGCTCTCTTTTTAAAAGGATCATTTCTTCATGCAGCTTTTTGTCGGTAATCCAACCCATCAAACGCATATTTTCACCTTCCGTCGCCCTGGTGATCGTGCTGATCAACCCAGCCGCCTGACTATTCGCCCCGGTGCACAGGTGGTCATTCGTGATCTAGACCCAGAAGACGCCCGTGATATTGTCGATCAACACGCTATTTTTGGGTTTTGCCGTGCCTCTGAAGCACGTCATCGCCCACATTATCGGGGTTTAGTCTATAACGAAGATAAAGCTGTTAATTTCAAAGAACTCGCCTCTGGACTAGAAGATAATTACGATAAGCTCACGGAAGAAGGACGCGTTAATCGTCGCCGGACAGCGGAAACGATTACGGGCCAAACAATGGCTCAAGCAAGACGTGGGAAAAAAGAAAACCGTACAAAGTCCATGCAAGTAAAGATTTCAGCACATGATGATAGCGGTAAAAATACCAGTGCCTTCTCGCAGGAAACCTACGAAGCAGCAGAGGGTTAAACCATGTCAGACACCCCCCCAACCATAGAGGGGTTTGAAAGTTTTGTACGCACGGTCATGCAAGTGCCAATGTCTGCCATGCCAACGCATGATGAACTCGCATTTGCCTTTGATTTAGCGAAAGATCTCGCTTTGCCTGATATTCAATGCATTTCTTTACGCGTTTACAAAGCAGCACTTTACAATCTAGCAGCGTCCAACCTTATTCAATTTTCTCAAGATCAACCTCAATCGGCCACACCGCGATTTTGGAAAAATTTACGCCTTTCATTGGGAATGAATAGCTTTACACCTGGCTTAATCGCCTCAAGCTCAGATGGTGGCACCTCGCAGAGCTGGTCTATCCCTAATACCCTCAAAGATCTCAGCTTGGCCGACCTTCAAACTCTTAAAAACCCCTATGGCCAATTCTACCTTTCCCTTGCTCAGCAATTTGGGAGTATCTGGACGATGGTCTAAGGCCCTTGGAGCCTTCCATGCCTTCTTTAGATGAAATTTCAAACACACATGGCACCCCACTCTCAGCCGCATTAAAAGCTGGTTTGAGTGATATTTCCTATAATCAACGTGTTTCGTTTAAACAATTTCGGCGCGTTATCCTCCCCAGCGATGGGTTTGTCTTCTGGGTCGCGTGTTCCCCAGCAATTGATGTGTATGGCAGTCTTCATATCCGTCATCAGGCCACACAAGAAGAATGGCAATCTTTCGATAAAGGAACGGTCACACTCACAACACGCGATGATGTTCGACCTTTTTATAATAAAGAACATGAAGTTGATCATCTCTGGATTGGATCATACGACACCATCAAATTTTCACTCAGCACTCAAGAAACCCATTACGCACAAGCTGAATTACAACATTATGACGGCACCATCCTTCCCCCTGTTCTTGTTCATCAACTGATCGAAACAGAAGCAGAATTGGATGGACGATCCCCCATTGTCAGCAATTCATTACCGTTCTTCTTAGCAATGAAGCACGACACAAACCCAGCTTTGGCCTGGTGTGCCTGGCCTCAGAATATCCCCGTATTCCCAAGCTTTAGTGTGCCTAATAACCAGCCTCCGCCTTATGTAAGTGTGCATAATGATGAAGACAGCCTTCAAGCCACACATATGGGCGCGGTAGATATAACTGGCACATCAACAGATACGTTGGTGCAAGAGCGTGTAAGGCTACATTTTGTAGGCCTTAACCATCAAGACGCATCAACAATTCTCACCTTCATCCCGCGCTGGGCCTTGCTCAATTGGGGAAAGATGGGGGTGCTTAACACTCCTGTGCTACGCGATGACAAACAGCCACTTGCCGATCTCAATACCCTCGCCTCCCTCAAACGGGCGGATATAGACGTGATGTATAGCCAGCACGCGGCGCGTTCTGTGGCGTTTCAGACCATTCAAAGCGCGAAACTCACCCTTCAGAGCGCGGTTAAGAACCCCAAGCTCCAAACCATTTCCCACGCTCACGTAGCTTTAAGGACCTCCCTCTAATGCCCCAAATTGTCACGATTAATGAAAGCGTCACCCGTGGCGCAATGCCGAACCTATTACAACAAAAAGCGTGCCTGATCAGCTTAGGCGCAACCTCAATTCCGGTTGGTCAAGCCGCGGAAGTGACCTCTCTCTCGGATGTCATGGCCCTGCTCTCGCCTCTCGCTACCGTCAATATCAAAGGCGGCTCTGAGAATGGGCAGCCTATCGCCCACGGCACGATAGACCCGACGGATGGCACGCCAGAAGTTGACGATATGATCCGCTCAACCAGCGGGAACAAGGCCGCGATGGCCGAACTTCAGGCCATGGCGCAATCCTGGTTTGCCAATACGCGAGCAGGGTTCTGGATATTAGAACTTGGCCCCATCAGCACAACAGCTATTGAAGCCCCATTAAGCGCGTTTATCGCCACGTATCCGCAAAGTTTCTACGCCTATGTGCTGCCACGCGGGGCCACACATGACGCCAATCTTCCCGCTTTTTTCGCCAATCAGTCCAATAGTGACGCGCGGGGTTATTTCTTCCTCTGTGGCGATGCGGACAGTTACAAACTCCTGCTCGTCAATGGCCAAGGTCAGAAATCCGTTTTCTATGGGGCGGAATATGTCGGCTCGGCTGTCACCAACGGGACCAGTGCCGCAACACTTACACAAGAGCATCTCGCTTCTGCGGTTGCCGCCCAATTTTGCAGCGCCCGCCCGAGTGGCCTCAACCGCCTCGCCCCGATGAATTTCCGTCAATTGGTCGGGATTACACCCTGGCCCGAGGCCGGGCATAGCACCGTCTTTGCTGAGATGAAGCGTAATAATGTCGGCTTCGCAGGCACAGCGTCCGAAGGCGGTATTGCCGGGTCTATCCTCTTCTGGGGAACCCTCCTCAATGGCGATACGCTCACCGGATGGTATGGCGCGGATTGGTGCTCGATCACCTTAGAGCGTCAACTCGCTAATGTTCTGATCGAAGGCAGCCAGCCCGGCCAACGCCCCCTCATTTACAATCAAGAAGGCATTAGCCGCCTCACCGCCCGCGCTCAGCAAACGCTCGACGGGGCCGTCATTAGCGGGTGCATTCTCGCCCAATATACGCTCACCGCTACTGATTTCGGTACCTATATCGCCGCGAACCCCTCCGATTACACGACCGGCACGTATAACGGGCTGGCCGCAACGATTGTACCTATTCGCGGCTTTACGAGCCTGACCTTTAACCTTGCGATTGATTTTAGTGGCCAGAGCGTCACCACCGCCGCGACGGTCACAGGAGCCTAACCCTCATGAGTGCTAATCCCGCCACCCCACAAGGGATGCTTAACCGCCTTCGTGGCTCGATTGTCTTCCCAGACCATTCCTCTCTCAACATCACATCAGATTTCCTCGCGCAGGAGGGTATTTCGGTCGCGCCAGAAGGGAACGTTACCGATATGATTGAGACCCTCACCGGACGCGTGGGGAGCCCAGCAGCGAAACAGAATGTCAATGTCACCATCAATCTCAACCGCGCCCAAGCCTTAGCGAATGAGTTCTTTAAACAAATCAAAAAGAATACTTACATCGGCCAAATGCGGATCATCAGCGACAGCCCCGTGCAAGATGACCGCACTATCCTCAATTGCTTCATCATGACACAGCCAGAACAGGCCCTTAACGGCACACAAGCCCGGTGGAATATCGTGATTGCCGGCTATGAGATCGTCAATAGTGACATGTGGAGCCTATCATAAGATGAGTGACATCCGTATTAACGCGCAGCTTAATCTTGTTCTTCCCATTGGTGAGGACACTATCGTGCATAGCGCGCCACTCTCACGCGATGTATTTGATTTGAATTGGCGGCTTTTTGCGAAAACTTGGTCGCTGCTTGAAGGCGATGAAATTGGCGTAACGGCCGCCCCAGCCGTGGCTGCAAAGGCGCTCAAGCAAGCAGACCAAGAGAGCGGTGACCAAGAAGCGTCTAAAGCGAGCGCCCTCTTTGCTGAGATTAAACGCACGGCCAATTTTATTCGCCCTTCACAAGAAGGCTATATCCCCGTTCCTCTCGCCTCCGCCATCAATAAAGGCTGGATTGATGAGGATGATCTCGACGAGGTTCTCAACGGCCTTGTTTTTTTTACGCTCGCCTCGCGGGTTCTGCCCAAACAACGAAAAAGCTTCATTTTTCGCTTTCTGCCTGTGTTGCGCGGTGCGGAAATGACCTCATTGAACGCTACGGAATTTGCCGGTTCTTTGCAGAAGTCAACAACAAACGCGCCTTCTGGCGAGACGGCGGCGGCATAA